CTATTGCTGCCATCTGAACACCTTTACCAACCGAGAATTCCAATCATCATCCAAGCGATGCTCCACCACCCGCCGTGCTGGTGCATAAGCGTGTATCATTCCTAACCCACCCTCATAGTCAGTAATAATTGCTAAGTGCTGCGGATTATCACGCACCGAAAACAGAGCCAAATCGCCAGATTGTGGCACTTGCACTTCTTCCAGCAAATTGGTGAGTTTTTGCGTGAGATATGCTCCATCAGGCTCTTTGGAATAAGCAATTTCGTCATAAGCAGCGAGCGACTGCCCGTTTTTATCCTTCAGCCCCAACTCGTCCACCACACCCACCACCAGCCCGAGGCAATCACAACCCACATTTTTTAGCCGTGCCTGATGGTGAAAGGGAGTGCCAAGCCAAGTGCGGGCTTGGGTGACAATATCTTCTGCTTGTTTCATAAAATCACCCTTGGGTTGCAGCGGTTGCCAGCATTTTATCCATACCAGGCACATAGGGTTCGCCTCGGAAATTTACGGCATTGGCAAATTTTCCCGCACAAGTGGTGATGGTTTTGTCGCAACCTGCAATGGCGTTGAAACTATCGCCAATGGCAATGTTGTTGGGCATTGGTAAAACCAGCGTAAATTGCTTATTGGCAAATTCTTTGATTTCCATTCTGCGACCAGCATTTGCACCTGTTAAAAATTGGATTTCGCCACCGCTAAAATAACCAGCTGCTTGCGCCATGGAATTACTTATAAATACTTGACGGCTGGTGATGGTATTGACGCTGCCAGAAACCGTGTAACTGGCAGGATTGGCTTTACAGCGATTGTCGCCAAAAATTGCTCGGCAAGTGGGGCTGTATAATTCCACAATGTTTTGACTAAGTTTTTGTGCCAGCCCTCGCACCTCAGCGATAAACTGCCCATTTTTAATGGTAACTTCGCCCAACCAGCCACGACGGTGGGTGATAATGCCTTGGCTTAAATCAGTGACATTCACCATAAAAATTTCAATTTCGGCAAAGTCGTATTTTCCTGCCATAATATCTGCTTCAGTGATGGCGGCTGCGTCAAGAATTCCTGCCACATCCAAATTATCCACCGAGAATTTATCCTTGGTTTCTATGGAGGTGGGTGAAAATCCTGTGGCGGCTTTGTAAAGCTGGCTGTTGATGGTGAGGTCGGAAGTGTGATCGGTAAAACCGAGAATAGCACCGCCCACCAGTGATAGTTTCCAACACACCGCAAGGCTGGTAACTTCGCCCGCAAGGTGTGTAGTCATATTGCTGGATGCACTTCTCATATTCTAATCTCCACAATAGGGATTCCATCCCAAACAAAAATCCCTGGTCCGTCAGCTCGCACGGTGAGAGCGTCAGTATCAAAACGCACTGGCACATCAAACTCAAAATCGGCACTCACAATCACTGTGTTGGCAGGGGCGGTGGTAAATGTTAAAATTCCCGTGCTGTAATCCACTGCATAACCCGAGCTTTGCAACACAGAATTGAGGTAAATTTTGACTGTGCCGCTAACAGGTTTTTTGATTTCTCGTGAATAGCTATAAGCACCACTGGTGTAAGTTTTGGTGAGTTGAAATGTTGTCAAAACTCCGTTGCCCGTGCCGATATTCTGCCCCACTGCTTGATAATCGCTCCAATCTTTGAAGCGAAAACCATAAGCCTTGCCGTACCTCGCACGGAAAAACGCTTGCAGCGTATCCATATCGGTTTTGGTTTTCAGCCCTGTGGATACATCCCACTTGCCACGGGCTTTTTGCCAATTAACATTGCGTTGCTCAAAACCCCCAAAAGTAGTGCTGATGCTGGTGTTGAATTCCGCACCACCACTAGCACCATAAGCAATTTTAGGTGGAAACTGTACTTCATGAAAAGCAACCATTTTATCCGTTCCTTACCTTGTGGCGTTGCATTTCGCCCGCAAATTTTGCCATGATTTGCCCGCGTGATTCCATAAAACTTTGGGCATTGGGGGTGCTGATATTGAAGGTCACATTCGTACCGCCAACTTTTTTGTTTTTAGGAATAACTGTTTCGCCTTTTTGGAGGATGGCAGGGAATTCGTCGGGCATTAAACCATTATGAAAGCGTGGTGCAGTGGCAAAAATATGAGCAGGCATCATGCGGGAGGGGGCAGAAGATTCGCCAACCACCCCACCATCGTGGAAAAAGCTAGAAAACAAACTGCCAAAGATTCCGCCACCAGAGCTGCTACCACCAGCAGCCCCGCCGCCACCAAGCAGACTGCTCAAACCGCCCGCAATCGGCCCTGTGATATTTTCACGAATAAAAGAGCGTAAAATATCTTGCTCAATAGACTGCACGAGGTCGCCGAGCTTTTTCATGCTGAATTCGCCAGTGGATACCATATCCACCAGCGTATCTTCTATTTTGGTGGCGGCATTGCCAAATACTCGCTCGGAGTTTTTGGCAGCGTTGGTGGCTTCGTCGGCATAACGCCCCAAGGCACGGCTCGCACCATCCGCCCATTTCTCGCTATCCAGCTGTGATTTATTGTAAATTTCTTTGAGTTTTACAGCGTAAATTTGCTCAATTATGGCAAGGTATTTTTGGTTAGCTTCAGTTGCCCCGCCCAAATCCTCAACTAGCTTGTTTTTCCAATCATCTAATGCTTGTTTTGCTACATCGTAGGAAGGTTTGGTTTTGAGAACTTCTTGGTTGATTTGTTCCAGTGCGTGCTTGTGTTTTTCCTGTGCGTCAGTCGCATCTTTGGCGGCTTTTTGCTCGTCGTAGATTGCAGCCGCCAGTTCTGCCACCTTATCGCGCATTTCTTGTGTAGCGGTGGGGTTGAGTTTATCCAGCTCGCTTTGCACCGCCTTTTTGCGGGGGTTGCTGATATTTTCTACAACCTGCCGTTTTTGCAGGCTTTCCACCAGCTTTTCGTTAGCTTCGGTGAGTTGGCGAGTTTCTCGGTTGGCTTGCTCCAAATATTTGTCATATTTGCTATTGGCAAGTTGCTCGTTGAGTTTTTTGGCTTGTTCAATGGCAGTTTGATTAGCATCCGTGCTTAAACCATCCAATTGCTTATTGATGCGGTCTCGTTCGGCGAGGATTTTATCGCCATCAGTTTGCGTGGCTTTGAGTAAATCATCGGCTAGTTTTTTGTGGATACCTTCAATTTTGTCAGCTTTGTTTTGTTCTTGGGAAACTTCATAATCAGCAGCTGCTTTTTTCTTTTCTTCCTGCTCGGCAGCGATTTTAGCGTCAATTTCTGCCACTCGGTTTTTAGCAGCGGTATAAGCGGGATTATCAACCAGCCCAAACAGCAAAGTATCATTGCCAGCATTTTTGATAAAATCAGCTTTATTTTGCTCAGCGTCCTTTTGTTCTTGCAGCGTGCCACGCACTTCTTTTTGAATAGCGGCAAGCCTGCCCGAAAGAAAATCTAGCGATGATTGCACAGCTCCGCTTTCGGCGATATTCGCACCGAAGGCTTTGAGCAAATCGTCCCATTCCACCCGCAGGCGGTGGGTTGCTCCCGTCAGTCCGCCAGCTTCACCTTCAGCCGCACCACCCACTTTTTCCCGCACTTTTTGTAAGATTATGGCAAGAGCTTCGCTTTCATTGCCAGTTTCCACAAGGCTTTTTATCATTTCCGCTTGTGAGCTGCTAAAAGTAACCCCAGCCTTGGAAAGGGCGTTGATATTTTGCACAGGGTCATCCAGCAATTTGCCAAAACGCAAAATTACGGAATTTAGGTCGCTGCCCATCACTGTGGACAGGTCAGTTGCCAACTTGATGGTTTCAAAGAAAGTATCGTGGCTCACGCCCTTAAATGTTAAAAGCTCGGTCGCAGCATTTTGGATTTCTTCATTACCTCGCAGAGTAGAGCGTTCGTAGGCTTCGGCGAATTCTAAAATTTCACTTTTGGTTACACCAGCAGCGTTGCCAGTAGCTTTGAGAACTGCTTGCAAGCGTAGTTGCGCTTGCTCAAACTTGGCGTATTCTTTGAGGCCATCCACCACCACAAAAGTTAATGCACCCACGGCAGCAGCGGCAGCAATTCCCGCAGGCCCAAGAGCCGATAAAAACTGCCCAGCCCGACCAGCCTCACTAGAAAGCTCGTGTAATACATCATGCACTTGTACGCTTGCTGCATTGAGAGCCACCAGTTCCTTGGAGGCTGGCTTGGTGGCTTCACGGATTTTTTCCAAGGCAATCTGCCCTTGCTCACCAGTAAGCGTCAGTTCACGGCGGACTTTATCGCCATCAATCACTGCTATCCGTATTGATATGTTCTGAGTTGCTGTTGCCATGTTTGTTGATTGCTTCCTGCAAGCCTGCTTCGGCATATTCCAGCAGGTGCAAAACTGCCCTGCTGTCATAGCCAAGAGCATTGCAAATACTTAAAATAGTGGGGATGCAAAAGCCTGCGACTTTGCCGTTTGGGAAATACCTAACAAAACCCCGCTGGATGATTTCCCACGCCTCAAAACCTTCAATGGTAAGGGGTTCGTTTTGCTGGTAAGGGCAGAATTCGCCTGTTACTGGGTCGGCTTTGCCTTTGCTGCACGGCAAGCCTTCTTCGTGGCAACTTTGGCAATATCCTGACCCGCCGCCAAAGTGCCATGCACAGCGGGTCTTGAGCAGTTTCCCTCAGTTTCCAGTAGAAAAAACGATGTGGTGTATTTTTCCCAAAACTCCTGCCCGATAAACCAAATATCCATCAAATCGCAAACGCTTTGTTCGCCAACAACTGCCAGTTCTTCACCCTCAGGCAGAAAAACTCCTTCCCACTCGGTAATCGCTGCTATCGCCAAAGTCTTGATAAGCAGCGATTGCGACAAGCCGAGGCGGATTTGTTCGTTTTCTAAATTATTTTCCGCTTGCAGGGCTTTGATTTGCTTAATCACCATAGATTGAGCAGCACTCATAATGGCGGTGGAGAGTGGACGCACCAGCACTCGCACCTCGGATGGTAAATCTAGCCAGTATGGTTCTTTTTTGAGATTTAGTCGGATCATGATTTTTTCTCCTATGGGTAGCTGGTTACATCATTTTTCAAAACAACAGTTACTGATTTACTGAGGGCATCATCATAAACACCCTGCCAATTGAAATTGGTTTGCACGCCACCAGGCCCTGAAATTGGCACACGGGGGCGAGGCAGATAAACTTCGTGGAATGTCCAAGTAAGGGAAAAGTTGTTGGCATCCAACCCCGCCATTTTATAAGCCAGCTCCAGCTCAATGGCGTTGTTGTTGAGGGCATCATCAAGCAAAGTTGTATCCGCAAACCGCACATCAATACTGCCCGTGACATTTACTGTGGTGGGGTCAACACCATCTATCAGCCCATCATTTCTGATAGTCGGCACGGCTTGCATGCCATTAGCATAGGTAAATTGCGCTCCTGTGATATTAGCCAGAGCCACCGAATTGCGTTTAATTGAACCGTTGAATTGGCTGAAAGGTTTGTAGGTTCTGCTGGTTGGCGTGCCACCTTGCGAGGAAGCATAGCGGGTTTCGCCTTGAGCAAGGATATTGAGGGTGGCATTAGCTGCCCCCGACCGCTGAAAATTAAACGCCATAGAGTTTAGCATACAGCCAGTATGCACAAAATAAGCAGGCACATTGGCGTGACCAATTTCCGCAGAAAATGAAGGTAGCGAAGCTGCACCACTGATAAAACTATGGGTATAACCACCACCTGAAAGCGTTGCCCCACTTGCTACCCCGTTGGCATTTCCTGAAGCGATGGTGAAGGCGTTGCCCGTTGCACCCACTGTGTCATAAACGACTGATAATTTCGTGCCACCAGAATTTGAATAAGTGGCTGGTGTAATGCTGGCATTTACTGAAGCGTTGAGGTCGGTTGCCAGCTGCGTCAAAGTTGCAGCAAGATTTGCCCCTATATTAGTTTGCGTTCCTGTTGCACCCGAAGCGACAAATGTCCACACCACGCCGTTGATAGTAATAGTATGGCTGGCACTTGGGTTGGCAGTAAAAGTAATATCACCATTGGCTTGCACTCCCACCGAGGTTGGGCTTCCCAGCAATAATTGCAGCCACCTGCCAAAATCTCTTGCCTCTACAGGCACAACAAAATTGCCCGTGTCGTTAATCACATCACGAAACGGGGCGCGGGGTTCTCTGCCTTGTCCAAGCAATTCCGAGGACAGCAGATTTTGCTCGGCACTTAAATCAGACGAGGAAAAAGAAAACTTTTCCCAATTGCCAGTAGGTTTTGTGCCGTAAGTTACTTCTTTAAGGGCAAGCAAAGACGCTGCCGAGCCATAGGAACGAGCCATATTTTTTACTCCATAGTTTGAGGTTGGTTAATTGAGTGGGTCAGTGGTAAAAAAACGCACCATGATTTGCACAGTGGCAGAGCGAATGGTTGCAGCACCTTCTATTGGGTCGTCGTTAAAATCAGGTGCTTTGGCTTCCACCCATTCCGCCAGCCCGTCCAGTGTGCGATTGGTGTTGATAATGCTGCCAATGCTCACCAGCAAATTATCAAGCAAACTGCTGCGAGTGGTGGAATCAGCATTTTGCACCAGCACTTCCAATCCAACCAAATGCTCGTAAATATAGATGAGTGGTGACAATAAAACTTCTGGTTCATCGCCTGCACCATCTCGTAGCACTATCATGCCCTCCGTTGGCACAGTTTGCGGCTTATCCAAATTGCGATAAATTTTTACACTGGCGGTTTCCAATGTTTTCAGCTTGTTAAAAAGTGCGGAAATAACCTGTTCTCGTTTGCTAATCATGTGAGCTTGCCTCCTGCCAATTATCCAAAATTGCTTGCCCCAACAGTGGTTGCCAGCGATTAACCACGGCTTGATAATCAAGGCGTTTGGTTAGTTTTGCTTGGGGAATGAGCAAAAACATCACCACCGTGGCAAGCCCTCTGCCAGATTTTAGGGCAGAATCGCTGGCTTTGCGGAAACCTCCTCGTTTGCCTGTTCCCGCCCGCAGATTATCCACCACCAACAGCGAAATTTTCCCCGAGCGATAAACAAAACGCAGTTTGCCAAGCGCGTGTTCGGGGAAAGTGGAAGGGCTGATACGCCTGCCACCAATTCCCCGTTTGGGGGCAGCTTCGGTGGGTATGGCGAGAAAAAACCCATCCTTGCTTTTGATTAACGCCCCTTCATTGAACGCCCGCACAATCTTCGGAGCTTTGGAAAAGACCCAACCCGCCGCAGAGATGGATTTTTGCCCTTTGGGATAGAACTTGGCTTGCCAGCTTTTGGCAAGTTTATTTCCAAGCCCTGCATTTGTAACTTGCACCCGCAAATCATCTTTTATGCTGGTGGTAATTTTCGCCACACCTGCGGTTACGGCTGCTTCCGCTGCTAACTTTTGCCCATTCATGAACTTGCGAAGGTCGCCTTTTATTGCTGCCTCAATTCGCATAACAATCTACCAGCCACACCAAGCGTTCACTATCCCGCCGTGGCGTTCCTTGCACGCTGTAGGTAACGCCGTCAATCATGAATTGGTCGCCAGCAGCATTGATGCTCGGGCAGTCGGCAATTTGCACTTCCACTATCATAGAGGGAGTTTCAATAAACGACTGCCCCACATCCTGAAACAGATCTGGCGAACGAGTAATAACACGAATGTTTTGGTTTGTTCCCAATATTGGCAAGAAAAAGGCTGGTTTTGATAAGTTGCTGTCGTTAAACAATGCACTTATTGCAGTATTAAAAGCATTCAT